AGTCATCACCAATATCGAACAAGTTACACCTTACCTTCTTGTCTCCTCGTCTTAATCCTCTACCTATTGATTGTAAGTTTCTAATTCTACTCTTACTAGGAGAGGCGAATACAATATTATGAAGGTTCCTTATATTTATACCCGTGGAAAATGTTCCGTAAGAAGCAATTATAATAGCATCATTTTCTTTTTCTGTTATTGCTCTAATTTCTTCTCTAATTTCTGTATCAGTTCCTCCATACACAAAGAACACTTTCCTGTCTTTACTAACTGATTTTTTAATTAGTTCATATAATACTGTTCCATGCTTTTCTACGAACTGAAATAGCACAAGCGTATTACCTTCTTGTGCAACAGTTAAGTTTTTTATAATTTCATTACGATCTGGATTCCTAACTAACCAATCTATCTCTTCTTGATAGCTACTTCCTTTTAGTTCTTTTCTTATCACGTCTTTATAGTTTAGTGTGCAACAAATAATTTTAAGATTAGCAAGTTCACCCTTGTCCATTAATTTTTTTGTTGTAGTAACTTTATGAACCTGTCCAAACACACCTTCTAATACTAACCTATGTGTCTTGGTTCCGTCTAATGTTCCTGTTGTTCCTACTCTATAAGGTGTATTAGTAAGTTTATTCATTAATGTTGTTAATGATTTTGCCTTAAATAAATGTGCCTCGTCTCCATACACGACATCAAATTTTTCAAACCATGATTTTGGATACTTGTATATAGACTGCCATGTGCTTATTGTAATAGGAAATTCATTACTCTTTTCTTTACCACCATATATCCTATGACAGTTATCAGGTGCTGCCCAATGTTTATCTTTACTAGCATAGTCTGAGAAGTCACCATACATTTGTTCTACCAAAGAAGTTGTAGGAACAATAATAAGTTGCTTACGCCCCCGAGCTTGATGATAACGTATAAGGCTGTAAATAATAAGGGACTTACCACTAGCAGTAGGAGATAACAATAAAGCTCTGCCTTTGTTAATACAATGATTAACTGCGTCGATTTGGTAGTCTCTTGCTTTAATAGGTTGTCCACCTGCGTGGAGGTTAAGTTTGTCTGTGAGTTCCTTGACATCACATTTTTCTCCTATGTTGGGAATGTCTATTTCTAAATCGTATTCTAATGTTTCTGCAAACTCTTTTAAGTAAGGTAAAAGCCCTACATATAATTCTTTCTTGTATAAACTGTATAGTCTTGCTTTGCCGTCCCACATTCTGTTTCTATATAGTGGCATAAACTTGGCACCAGGAACATCAAAGGTAAAGAAGTCATTCAGTTCTTGGTCTGTGCTAAGATCTGTTTTTACTTTAAGATATACTTCGTCTTTTTTTGTTACGCTAATAGCCATTGAGGTGTTTCTCTATTCGTGTAATTAGCAAAATCTATTTTGTATTTTTTGTAATACCTACGATAAGATTTTACTACACTCTTACCTTTAACATCTTCAGGCATAGCAAGTGGCAAATTCATATCAGCCATTGATTCATGAGGAATATTTTTAGGTGGGTGTAGTAATAAATGTTTAAGTTTAGTTTCTGTTAGATGCTCCCTACCATATCGGTGAGTGTATTCTTCACACAACCTAAACCATAAATTATATAGATAACGATAATTGGCATCACTAGCTCTAGTCCATATACCATCTGGATGATTGATATGTGAAGCCTTGTATAAAAGTGTCTCCATAACATTGTTAGGATGTCGCCATCTTTTGATTCGTCTGCCTGCTGCAGTTTGATCTTCATAAAGTTCTCCGTCTAAAACTCTGTGTGCTGTGGACATAAGTTGTGCATACTCTATAACCATCTTAACAACATGCTTATCACAATGCATCTCAGCGCATATAGTAGGATTTTCATGTAGTAAAAATATATTCATTATAAAACACCACTCGTAAACTTACTCCACTCTATAGCGTTCTTAATATCAAACGATCTACTATTAATAGAACGCATAATATAATCTAATTGTGTAAGGCAAGCATCAATATATTCAACCTTGTCTTGTAATTTAATTATATCTGGATCTGAGTCTAAGAATTCATTCATCTGGTTGTTAAGTGGAGCATTGCCTAAGTATTGATCCCAACCTAATCTATTCAATTCTTCTTGTGTTAATTCGCCTCTAAAATATTTCCACTTCAAACGTCTGAGGCTTAATAAGTTTGATTTGTTCTTGCGTAATTGTAACTTGAATGTTGTCAACATGTTCAAGTATTTGGAATGTAACTCAGGAATTTTTGTAGACTCTTGACCCAAATTTAGTTCATCGAGTTTACAATCGTCTTCCCATTGTTCTTGTATTTCTTGTAGAGTTATCATAATATATACATTATAGGCTCTTATATACTAAGAGTCAAGTGGTTATAATACCGTTTTAAGTTGATGTTTCTATTGTGTAGTCTCTGTATCTAAACATGGCTACACCTACCATATAATCTGTGTTGCCTGAAGATATTTCAAAATCCAATCCTTGTAAACTAATAGGGAAAGCGTCCCTGAATGTAATTTTTGTAATAGGATTGTTATTAGAGTCTAACATAAACAGACTTGCATCTGAATATTGTCCTAAACTTGCTTGTTTTTGAGGATCAATATCAGGGAATCTATACTCTTGTTTTTTACCGAACGCTTCATACTGTTCATGTGATTCTGGAAACCCTAATCCAATCAACCAATCATATAGTTCTTTATAGTTTTTCATATCTTCTTGAACCAAGAACCTAATCATTAAAGCACCAAATTGTAATTTGTCTCCTGGGTGTGGGACATCTACTAATGGTGTTGGTTGTTCTGCTGGTGGTATGTTTATCTCAGGTATGTTTGCTGCTTGACAAAAATAGCTAACGTTTGGAATGTTATGAATCATAAATTTAAACGCATTAGGACGTAGGTAATCTAATTCATTTGGATTACTGTTATCCCACGATGCGTCTGATACGTTAGTTATTGTTGTTAATGTCATCTACCTTGTCCTCTATATTTCTTATGTGACCTTTTCTTATGTTTATTCATCGTAGACATACTTATTTTAGTTCGTCTACCTCTTCCACCTTGGCCTTGGGAGGAAGATTTTCTTGTTGGCGTAATTGCCGTATATTGTCTCACCATTCTTGGCATAATATTCTCCTAAATTTCAAAACTAGCAGATGTTCCACAACCACATGAGCTAGCTTCATTAGGATTCATGTATATAAAATTGTGATTCAATCCTTGCTTCTTCCAATCTATAACTGTTCCTTTTAAATAAACTTCTGACATGGGGCATACCCATAATTTAAATTTATCAAAGTCAAGTTCTATATCATTCTCTTGTGGTTCATCTGCATAATCAAATACATAACTAAAACCAGCACACCCACCGCCTAGTAAACTAAACCTTACACCTTTTTTAGATTCTTCATCTAATCTTTCTATTACTTTATCAATAGCAATAGGTGTAAAGTCTATTATCGGTGCTGCATTAGCAATAGGTATAAATTGATTAACTTCCATTAGGACCTTGATTGTGTTGTCTGTGTGCTTTCTTTTCGTCCCAATCTTTTAATGCTCTTTTAATACTATCTTCTGCTAATACTGAACAATGTAGTTTAATAGGTGGTAATTCAAGTGCTGCTGCTATATCTTTATCTTTAATTTCTAAAGCTTCTGTCATTGTAATACCTTTAAGCATTTCAACGAACATAGTAGAACTAGCAATAGCTGAACCACAACCATAAGTTTTAAACTTTACATCTTCTATAACATCTGTATCAGGATTTACTTTTAAGTCTAGTTTCATAACGTCTCCACATGCTGGTGCTCCAGTCATTCCTGTTGCAACATTTGGATCATTAGGATCAAATCGTCCTACTCCATGCGATTGTGGATTATTTAACACATCATTAAATCTATCTACTACCTTTTTACTGTATGCCATATATACTCCTGGTCTTATAGTGTATTTATAATACTTTCTATCTAACCAGAAGTCAATGTGGCATTCTACCAAAAGTATAAATATTATAGTCCAATTAAGGACAACACACATACACACAGGAGAATAAAATGAGTGATCAAAAATCAGGGTTCGAAATCAGAGCCGACTTACTAAACCAAGCACAAGGTATCCTACAGGATAACCGTTCAATGAAAATGGATTGGTATCATAATCAAGTAATGAGGGCACAAGATAACAAAGATATTGCTTGGCCTGAATATCCACAAGAAGCTTTAGCACCTATAACACCAGCAGATGTTATTGCTGTCGCTAAACAATTTAACGAATTCGTTAATCAAAAATAATCGTTCAGATAAAAAAAGGGAGCCTTGGGCTCCCTTTAGTTTCCAATGAATTGGATAGATCTTAATTTACATTAAGTTAGAAACTTTTACGCTTCTGTAATACTGGTTTCTGTCTGCTGTAAATGTATCAGCATCAGTAGTTCCATCGCTTTGCATTACAAATGGGTTAGCGATCATGCCATACCTAGTTTTGAAACCAATCTTAGGTTGGAATGTGCTTGGGTCAATAGCCCTTACCATTTGTAGTGGGACGTATGGACAATAGAAAATACCAGCGTCATAAGGGCTTGTGCCTTTATAACCAACAACATAGAACTGGCTAGCAGCTCCTGTGTTTGCTGAATAAGGGTCAACGTAAACTTTGTAACGACCGTTTAATACACCAGCAAAAGTATTACCTGTGTCATCAACATTTAAATTTGTTGATAATGCTGGAGCGTAATCTAAGATACCAGCCATAGCTAAAGCACTAGCAACATCTGATGAACAGATGATGAAGTTACCTTTACCACGCCTTGTGTCTTGTGCAATTACGTTAGCGTCTCGTTCAATGTTAAATAGTAGACCTTTAAATCTTTCTACTGACCATCTACCGTTACTGTCAACATCTAAATCAAATGTTCCAGCTGTAGCAGTTGAGGCTGAGCCTGTTTTTGCTACTTTGTAAATAGTTCTAATAACCTCACGGTTAATCTCAGCTAAAATTTCCTGTGAAAGGATATTGCTTAACTCGGACTCTGCGTCTAAACCATGAATAGCTTTTAAGTCTTGAGCAAGTTCAACAGTATATTCTGCTTTAAGAGCTCTTGATTTAGCTGTTACAGTGGTTTTCTCGATTGAGAAAGCCATCTCGTTTAGAGTTGTTGAGTCACCGAAGCCTTCAGCTGTGCTTGTGGATACTCCAGCACCTGTTGTGTATGATCCATCAACAGGGTTAGAGCCAGCATGTGTTCCGCCACCTGCGAAGTCTGTATCTGCTTCGTTAAATAAAGCCTCAGTTCCACTTTGTGAAGTGTAATGAGATTTCATTGCGAAGATAAGACCAGTAGGTCCGGACATAGGCTGAACACCACAAACGTCATATGCCATAAGGTTTGGAAGAGCACGTCTAACTAACGATATAAGAATTGGATCGTAGTTATCAACGTTACTTCCAGTCTGGTTAGCATGTGTAGCCTCGAAAAGAGCTTCTTTCTCTTCTCTAAGAGCTTTCTCTTGGTTCTCGAGGACTACTGTGGTCACCGCACGTCTGTAAGGATCTTTAATCTCAGCGAGATCTTTATGATCCAAGACTGGGCTCCACTTTTTCTGTAGTTCTTCTGAAAGATACATCAGTTTCTCCTTGTTTTAACGTTTTGTTATGTTTTTAATAACCTAATTATTTATAAAAAAATTAATTTTTAGCCTTATCAAACTTCGCGCTTTGGCTCACTGCTTGCGCATATCGTGCCATTACGGTGTTGTCTGTTAATGCTCCCTGATCAACGCTATCTTCTAGCTTGTCTGTGTCATCAGATTTTGCTTTAGGAAAATAATTTTCCTTGATAACATTTAGTTTCTCAGCATACATGTCTTCGTTGTCGTATGAAATACCTTCAACTAAACTTGCAAACTTTTCAACTTCAGTGTCAGCTAGATCGTCAACCACGGAACGGAAAACTTTTTCCTTGTGTAGTTGTTCCCTTTCTTCGCTGATCGAAACAGATTTGTTAATTTCTTCGTCTAACTTAGATTTTAACTCATCTATTTCTTTTTGTTGAGAAGCTAATACATCAAATTTCTCTTCGGGAACTTCAATGTAATGATTTTGGAATGTCTCTCTGAGATCATTAATAAATGATTCGTTGATTTCGTTCCTTAATCCATTCTCAACAGCAAGTTCGTTTTCCTTCATCCACTGTTCAGTCACGTATGACAGATACTTGTCGATGTTTTCAACGAGCTTTTCTTTCGCTTCTTCGAAAGCTTTTTCCGCTTCCTCTACAAGCTCGGATTCTATGATCTCTACTTGTTGATTCACACGGGCAACCACTGCTGCTTCATATAATGATGCTGCCTTAGTTTTAAATTCTTCTGAGAGATGCTCTTCATCCTCAAATAAGTTGGCAATGTCTCCTTCGAATAAAGTTTCTGCTTCGGATTCGTCTTCTGCTACTACTTCCTCTTCTTCAGATTCAGCAATAACTTCTTCTTCCTCTTCTTCTTCTACTTCTTCCTCTTCAACGTCGTCGCCTTCTACTTCTTCGTCTTCAGCAACCACTTCTTGGTCTTCGAGAACTTCTTCTTCAGAATCTAGAACTTCTTGTTCTTCTTCTGCTTCAACTTCCTCGTCTTCACCAATAGGGCCTCTGTTGCCTTGTGAACTAGATTGACCAACTACGTTTCTAGGATCTTCTTGATTCGAGAAGTTTGGTGCTTGTCCAGCTCCATCGCCTTCTAGGCCTGGTGCTTTAGAAGCTTTACTTGATGCTGCCTTTCCTACTGGGCTTGTCAATCCACCTTCAGGGTTACTAGAACCGCTTAGGTCCTGTTGCTCTGGATTAGGATTTGAGTTTCCTTGTAGGGGAGGAGTTGCATCACCATTGTTCTTCTTATCTAAAGGACGGTGGGCATCCGCAGAGGATACAGGCAAATTAGCTTTTGAACTGCCACCTTGCATAGGTGGTTGTTGGTCTCCAGCAATCTGCTCGTCTATAACTGCTACGGTATCGTCTTGTAACTTACCTTCTAACAGTTCTCTGATTTTGGATTCTACTCCCATGTCTTTCTCCTTTTAAAGTCGGATTATCTTAAATATTAATCTAATATATTTATATTTATTTAAATTTTGGACAATTTATGAATAAAATTTGAGAAAACTTGAAGCTTTTCTTCTTCTAAATCCGCTATACTGGCTCTAGAAATAGTGCTTTTTGCTTCCTCAATATCTTGTTCTGTCCATCTCCCATTAACAAAAACCCATTCTTTGCCCTCCATTATTCCGCTTACAAAAGCGTCTGGAGCACTTGGATCAGCAACTATATCCGCTGCCGTGGCAAGCATAAAGTCATCTTGGACTTCATTTATACCGTTTCTCTCTTTAAGACTGCCCAGTCCTCTAGAACTTACGCCTAGTTGAGCACCCTCGCTAATGAGTTCTTTTACAATACGGCCCATTGGTGTATCCATTATCTTGGCTTTACCAATCCAGTTATTACCGTCTTCCCTAAGATCTGTAATCATATGAGAAACTCTATCTAAATTAACTGTTGGACCTTCAGGGTGACCTAATTCTCCATATGCTCTTTTAGTTTTTACGTTCTCATCTACATAACGCTGCACTTCTCGCTGCATTATTTCTTTTGGGTATATACGACCGTTCTTGTTCTTTAAATCAGACTGTAAGAACACTCCTTCAATAAACACATTAGGTTTATTTTTGTCCTTAGTCTCTTCTGTTAAGTATGTAATACTTTCGTTAAATTCTTTAATTAATCTCATGCGTTACTCCTATCCTAATGATCCGCCGTCATAAACTGATCCGGCATCATTTGTGTCTAATGGTGCGTCTTGGTGTTGTTGTGAACCATATCCAGAAATTTTTGCACAATCTACTATTACCGTTCCCCCAGCTCCCCCTGCGATAACGACTTCTATGTCTGATGTGTTTTCTGAATTGTCATTAAATCCGTAAAAATCTAATGATCCGCTCTCATGTAATTCGTATAATACAACGGAGTTACGTTGCACCTTAGCACTAGCACCGCTTGATAATGTCCAATGTAGTCCTTTTATGTTTACTGTTGGGGAGCTCTGCGTTTCAGTTGACTTTTTTAGTGTAACACTAAGATCTATTGTGCCTGTTGCGCCAGTCCCCCTAACACTAACCACACCCTGGACTTGGGTTAGTTTTAATGCGTTTACTGTGACTGCCATTTGTTATTCCTTTTGTTTAATATTTTTTGGTTGTTTTTTTGTGGTTCATATGAGGACCTTCTTCAAGAATCTCTACGTTAGGATCATCCACGTCAACTGTTTCTATACCGTGTTCAAACATTACTTTATACCAGGAAACCTTACCAAACTGATCTGGTTCTGCGTGTTCACCGATTATTGGTGTGCCTTCATTCCATTCTCTGTGCATTATCTTACTAGCGCACATGTGCTTATCGCCTTCTAATGAACCTTTTGCAACACCATCTACAGGACTTTCTGTAAGAACTCCTGCTCTAAAATCTTTAAGTGTTTTCATTTGCTTCCTCTTCTTTATCTACTGGTATGCCTGTTTCCATATTTATATCAACTGGTTCAGGTATTTCTCCTTGTGCTGGTTCGGTGGGAGTTAAACCCATCTTATCAAACTCATCAATGTCTGCACCGTCCTTACCTTCTATACTTTGCTTAAAAATATCTTTAGCAAGCTCTACCTTTCTTTGATCTAATGCCTCGCCTGCGCGTTGTTGCATTAACTCATTAAAATTATCTTGAACATCTGATGCTTTACCAGCAATCATGTTGTCCAACATATCGTTTGTTGTAGGCCCATCATGGGTTACTACTTCAACTTCATTGTTCTCATTCTCTGTCATAATACTATTTATACCTTTTTTAATGTTTATCCGTTGTCTGGTCCGGGTTCAGGAACTCCTTCGCCGGCCGGTCCTTCGGGTCCTTCAGGTGCGTCTGGTTGGACTGCACTTAATGGACTCCATTGATATTGTCTTTGATACTGTGGTTCTGATAATAGTTCAGTCTCAATAGTATCAATTTCCTCATCAGTAAGCATTAATACGTTCTTCTGTATGTAACGCTTACTAAAAAATGTTCCTATGTATGCTGCTAATCCGTTTAATACTTCTACTCTACTTCTAAGAATTTCTTGTTCCTTAGATTCTGTATAATAAGCATCAGTAGCAAATTCAAATTCTATGTCATCTTTAATAAGATGCCAATCATCTTCTGTTATAACACCTTTTAGTAAGAGTTGCGTCTTTAAAAGATCACTTAATCCTACTGCAAACTTTCTTCTTAACTTGATGATGAATTTTGTAAACTTCATCTCATCTCTGTTAATCTCAGCTGCTCTACCAAAATTAAGTCCAGCCTGTTGTTCTAAACGTGATACTGGAACATTCAATGCTTGATACAGTTTACGTTGAAAATATTCTACGTCTTCTATTTGCCCTAGGTTTTGACCTGCTGGCAATGTATCAATTTGTGTTCCTGTCCCGCCGTCCCTTCTAGGTAACCAGAAGTCTTCCAACATAGACATAAACTTCTTATCATCACGTATCTCTCCTGTGTTAGCATCGTAAACAAGTTTATTTCTATACCTGTCCATGATGTCTTTTAGATATTGTTCTGCCTTCATCTTCGGCAAGTTACCAACATCTACATAAAAAATACGTCTTTCTGGAGCCCTTGTAATCCTATAAATGACTACTGCGTTCTCCATCATTCTTAATTGGTTAGCTGGCCTAATAGCCTTATGTAAATAAGATAAAGGTATGTTTTTATCTTGATCTACTAATCCGCTTGGACAATATGTAATAGCATCTTTTGTAATCTTCAAACCTTGTTGGTTTTCAGGTGCTACATATGCTCCAGGCTTCTGTGTTACACCTTTATCATTATAGATAAAGTATTCTTCAACACTCTTAACCATTTGAACTCCAGAAGGATTCTTTTCCTTCTTGACTTCTCGGACTTTCCTAATTTTACGAGGGTCGATATATCTAATATCTTTTATCCCTTCTTTAGGATTTTCAAGGTCTATAACCTTGTGGAAATATACTCGTCCATCTATATACCACCTACGGAAGTAATCCTGGGCTCTGTCCTTAAAGTCCAGGATACTTTTTATTTCCTCGAATTCACTTAGGATTTTTTTCTTAATTGCTGACGATAACTGGACATTGTCAACATTAAGTTCTACCGGCGCTTCGTTTTCTAACTGTGCTACTGATTCGTTAATAATATCTTCAATAGCTGTATCTACATCTGCCATCATGGCAATATCACGATACCTTTTTATAAGTTCTGCCTCGGTTTGTGCGACACCTTCCAAATCCATGTAGGTGCCATAATAACCACCGGCTCTTATACTTTCTATCGCCGTGTCTTCAGAGGGTGCTACAAACGATTTCTCATTTGTAGACTTATCCTTCCTCTTTATTTCAAATCCAAATAAATCCATAATTTCCTTAGCCTAAAATTATATTAGACGTCGAATACACTACTTCTGGTATTCGTAATCTTGATACTGGAATGTAACAGTATATTCTTCCAAGATGTCGTTCTGTGCATATTGTAATGCAATTTCTGACAAGTTTATTGGGAATGCCTGGTTGAGCTGCCAAGTAGCTAGGACTTGATCGTTCCTATCTAAATGTTCAATCTCAATCATAGCGCCGTAGTCCTGGAGGCTTAAAGCTCCTTCGTTGTCGGCCCTACCATTCATTGCATCCATCCACTCTTCAAAAGCTGAACGTAATCCAAAGTTGGAAGCGTTTACTACTGTTATTGTCCACGGATCAAATATTCTTTCGCCTGCAAATTTAACTTCCCTACCTCTATACTGGATGATAGCTGGGTTTACTGTGGATGCTGGGGCTGCTGCTCCAGTAACCAATAAGTTATCTAACCCATCTAAACTCAATCCACTCGGGCAAACAGAAGGCCAATTGATTCTAACTAAGAACTGGTTAGGTCTTACCCCACCTTCTCCTAGTCTTGATCTAAATGCTTGTATGTCTGGCATGTCTTTCTCCTATACCTTTATTTATACGTTACCCGCCTATCTCATCAAATGAAACACCAGTTCTGGTAGCGATAAAGTTAAGTTGTATGAAGTTAATTGATTTAGCTGGCTTCAAGAAGATGTCAGCTACGAATTCATTTCTATCAATAACTTCGCCTGTATTGTTACTTTCATTACAGATAACTTTAAAGTCATACAATCCTCTACGTCCTTGAACGTCTCTAAGGAAAGGTGTAATAAGTGATGTGAATTGAGACCTAGTAAATGCGTCGTTAAATTCAAACAATTGGAATTTGGCTGCTGCTGCAATAGCTTTTTCTACAACCATAAACAACCTTCTCACGTTAATTCTATTGAAAGCACTAGATGCTGCAAGCATAGTTTTGTCACCTAGTAATACAACACCAGAACCTGGTTTGTTAATTACTGGATTAACACCTGCTTGATATAAGTCATCTCTGTTAGCTTGTGTAGGATTAAATGCAAGTTTAACAGCGTTTTTAATAATACCTCTGTTATAACCTGCTGGTGAGAACCATGGGTCAGATACGTTGTCTGTGTTTACACAAAGACCTGCAATATCTCCGTTTAACGGAACCCATCTGTAAACGTTGTTGTAACGATCATACATGTATTTAAAGTTACCGTCCATTACAGAATATGATGTTCCTGTTAATGCGTTACGGTTTGCTACAATACTTGTAACCTCAGAACCTGCGTTGTTTACAACACTTGATTTCTGTGGTGATACAAAACATATACAGTCTTTTCTGACTCTTGCTACGTTGTCCTGAACATATTTTTGATCAGTTGTTCCAATGTCACCTGTTATAATAAGACTTACGTCTATTGTTTCTTTGTCTGCAAATAGTAAGTATCCTGCTTGGATATCTCCACTATCTGGTGCGTCATCTACACCACCTGAAAGGCTAGTTACTGACTCGCCTGCAGTATAATCTGATGTAAATGTTTGGCCTGCTTGAGCATTACCCCAAGTAGAATCGCCTGCTGGATGGTCTGTCCAATAGATATACTTAGACTGTTCGTTAATAACGTCTTTG